AATGCTTGTTGCAAGAAAGAAAAATAAATGAAATTTGCTTTATTATTTGGGGCTTGGAGCATAGGTGCCAGACCAATAGATTTTAATAATATAATGTTAAATCCAAGAGGGCTAACTGGTTCTGAGCTTGGAATTTGTATGGTAGCTAAAGAGCTAGCCGCAATGGGTAATGAAGTTCATTTATATACTGTTCATAAAGAAAATAAGCCTAAAATGTGGGATTGTGTTTATCTTCATGATGTAAATGAAATACCATTAATTTCTTCAAATACTGATGCTGTTATTTCTTGGAGTGAGCCTGATTTATTAAGATATGTTCCGAATTCTTGTGTTAAAATTTGTTATACAATGTTAAATGATTGGCATTTTAGTCAACCTGGATTTTCAGATGTTACTGATATTTTCGTTACCGTCTGTAATATGTTAAAAGATAGATTAATTGCTAACATGGAACCACATGATCAATCTAAGTGGTCCGTGGTTCCTTTAGGATGTACTCCAGAGCTATATTCAGATCAAAGGGTTCCTGGCAGAATTATTTGGACATCATCAGCAGACAGAGGTTTACATAATTTGTTAGAAATATTTCCAAAAATTAAAAAAGCTGTTCCAGATGCACATTTAAAAATATTTTATCATTTTGAATATGGAAATATTTTGAATGTAGAACCAAATGATACCGCCGCGCATCCCCATATTCGCGAAATGGGAAATAGGTTAAGATATATAAAAGAATCAATTAAGAGATTGAGTCATCTAGGGGTAGAGCATGTTGGACCGGTCAGTAGAACTCAAATGGTAAAAGAATTAAGTGAAGCCTCAATATTTGCAGGTAGTTTTGATACGGTTGCATTTACAGAAGGGTTTTCTGTATCGACACTTGAAGCGTTAGCATCATTTACTGCGCCAATTATTACTGATTGTGATTGTCTTGGAGAAGTTTATACTAACAGTGGCGCGGTTATTGTAAAGAGTCCAGTTAGAGCTAATTTAAATCAATTTACTGAGGAAGTAATAAAAGCGTTAAAAGATAAAAATCATGCTGATGATGTTATAAATAAATGTAGACAGTTTGCAGAAAAATATACGTGGAAAAATACAGCAATTCAATTACAAGGATTAGTTATTAACCACTCAAAATTCAATGAAAGTTAAAAATATGAAATTTAGAGATTTTTGTTATTGGCTACAGGGGCATTTAGAATTAAAAAATAAAGATGATGTTATGAGTTTTGATCAAATTGAGATAATTCAACAACATTTAAATTTAGTTTTAAATAAACATCCACAAATGGCGCTTTATAAACCAAATAATTATAAATTTGAAAATTCTGGAGTTTCAGGGGCTTCTTGGTCTGCTATACCAACTATACCAACTGGTCCTATTGGACCAACCGGACCAACTATACGAACTATACCAACTACCTATTGGTCCAACCGGACCATCGTGCTAAAATGAATAATAAAGAATATACAGATTTAGTTGATAAAGAAGAGTTTCCTTTAGACCCATTGGTGCCATTGGATGCTCCTTTCGTTAATGATGCCGGGACAATTCAAAATCTTCTTAATTGTCATATAGGGGCAGTAGCAGTAATTCATAGTAAAAAAGATACGGTGAGATCAAATCACTGGCACCGCGGATCGTGGCATTACTTATACATTCTCTCAGGTGAGGTGAGATACTATGAAAGAAATTTGGATGGCTCAGGATTAATTACTAAGAATTATATGCCAGGTGATATGTTTTTTACTCCACCAAATAAAGTTCATAAGACCGAATTCATGTCAGATTGTGTAATGATTTCTTTGGGCAAAGAATCTAAAGATCACGAAACTCATGAAAAAGATATTGTGAGAGAAGAATTTTAAAAGGAATAATATGAAAGTTTCCAATTGTAGATTATGTAATGGTAATTTAAGTGAACCTAAGCTTAAATTTCCTGCAACCCCATTAGCTAATGAATTTTTGACTACTAAAGATCCGCAAGAACTATTTCCATTAGAAGTATGTGCCTGCAATAAATGTGGGCATTATCAATTAAATGAATCAGTAGCCCCTGAGCGACTTTTTAAGTATTATGTATTTGTTGCTGGAACTAGTACAGTTAATGTTGAGCATTTTAAACAATATGCCATTAATTTGAAAGAAAAATTCAACTTAAAACCTGGCTCAAAAGTTTTAGATATAGCAAGTAATGACGGCGTATTATTAAAGCATTTTAAAGATTTAGATATGAAAGTATTAGGAATTGATCCTGCTGAAAATATTGCAAAGATAGCTAATGAGAATGGCATACCTACTATAGCCGATTTTTTTACTGAATCTAAAGCAAATGATATAATTAAAGAATATGGTAAATTTGATTTAATCACAGCTAATAATGTTTTTGCTCATGTACCAGATATGATTGGATTTGCTAAGGGTGTAAAAAATCTATTATCGGATAATGGAATATTTTCATTTGAAGTTTCTTATTTCGGAGATGTATGTGATCATATTTTATTTGATACAATTTATCACGAACATAGCAGTTATCATACTATAACTCCTTTAGTGTCATTTTTTAAAAGTGTTGGTCTTGAATTAATTGGTGTTGATAGAATCCCTACTCATGGAGGCTCTATTAGGGTATATGTAACTCATACGTTGGCATCTAATGATTTCAGATATGAAGTATTATATAAATCTACTGTTTTTGGGCTATTAATGGCAGAACGAGATATGAAAGAGCGCGTTAAATCATTAGCAACTAATATTAGGCTTCTTGGTTTAGAATTACGTGAAATGCTTAAAGAAATTCGATACGCAAGAAAATCTATTGCTATTTATGGGACACCAGCTAAAGCGACTACACTTATGTATGCTCTTGGTATTAACCATCAATGGATTGAATATGCAATTGATGATAATCCATTAAAACAAGAAACTTATACTCCAGGAAAACACATTCCAGTATATAACTCTCAGTATTTGAAAGAGTACCCAACTGATTATGTATTAATATTGGCTTGGAATTTTGCAGAGTCAATTATTAAAAATAATTCAGATTTCAAAGGTAATTGGATAATTCCAATTCCTGAACTAAAGGTAATATAAAATGAATTTTGAAAATAGATTAATAAATAGATTAGTATCTCCAACTAAACATGTTTTAGTTGTTGAGGACTATATTAGTAATCAAAAAAATATAGCAACTCATTTTAATAATGTTTTTGATGCAGATAGCATTGTTCAATTTAGTTTTGTTGCGGGTGCATTAGCAGCGTCTGCTATTATTGAAAAATGTAAAATTGATGTAATTATTTTAGATCATGATTTGCCAGAAGGTAATGGATCAGATTTACTTAATTGGCTTAAAGAAAAGAATATAAATATTCCAGTTATTACTTTCTCGGGCATTGATTATAATAATGATCATATGATGAATCTTGGTGCCAATTATAAGTTTAATAAAAGTGAAGTTTTTAATGGGCTAGCTGATAATATTATTAAACAAATCTTAACATTAAATTCTGGAATTGCAGAAGAATATGTTAATAAAGTCTGCATTAATCAGCCTAATGCCAGAAGATATTGGATTACTCCAGAAATGATGGTTGGTGGCTCTATTATAGATGCAGAAGATTATGAACACATTAAATCTAAATTTTATATGCATGGAGTTTTGAATGTTGAAACTGAGCATTTAGATTTTGGTAAAGGTATTAATATAGATGAATTGTGCGAAATACAAGTTCCAGATAATGGGACTCCATTTCCTTTAGAATATGTACAGAGAGCCGCCAAATTCACTGATGAGTTTTTAACTAAAAATAAAGGCAGAAAAAATTTATATATTCATTGTCAACAAGGCGGTAGCCGATCTCCAGCATTTGCTTATATGGTCTTGAGGCATCATTATAAAATGAGCGAGTCAGATGCTTTAGGTCAAATAAGAGGCTGTGTTCCTAACGGTAGTACTTATGGCTGGCACGAATATCACCAACGATATTTAAAATCAATTGAAGATGGGATTAAAAATTTATGAATAATGTTGCAGAATATTATATTAATGAATTAAGTCCTAATAGACCACTAATTGCTAGATATTGGATTACTCCAGAAATATTGGTAGGTGGTAACATTCTTAATATGAATGATTTAAATCATTTAGTAAATGATTATGGTATTAAAAGCATTATAAATGTTGATGCTATGCAAAATCATACTGGGGCTATTGAAAATCTATTGCAAGTATCTGTATTAGATAATGGTAATGGATTTTCTGAAAAAATAGTTCATAAAGTAATTAAATTTGCAAAAGAATATGGATCTGATCCAATTTATATCCATTGCCACATGGGTTATTCTAGGAGCCCTCATTTTGCATATGCAATTTTAAGAAGTTTCGGTTTATCACAACAAACTGCTTATAATAAAGTCAAATTATCTTTACCATCACATAATCATGTATGGGGCTTCAGTCAGCATACTACAAGTTATATTGATTCAATAGAAAAAGCCCTGGCTACTTATAAGGATTAATATGCAAAAAATATTAGTAACAGGTTCGTGCGGGTTTATTTTTAGCAATTTTGTAAGAACATATGCTACAGATGGGTCCCCATATAGATTTGCAAGTGTAGATAAAATTATTGCACCATATAATTTGGCAAATATATATAATCATAATTATCACAAATTTTATATGGGTGATATCGCAGATGAACAATTTATGAATAATGTTTTTGCTTTAGAAAAACCTGATACTATTATTCATGGGGCAGCTGAATCATTTGTTGATGATTCAATTGCTTCTGCCAAACCATTTATACACTCAAATGTCGTGGGTACACAGGTAATGGTTGATTTGGCTTTAAAACATAATGTTAAAAAGTTTCTTTATATATCAACTGATGAGGTATATGGTCAATTAAAACCTGAAGATAAATCTTGGACTGAAGAAAATCCAATCAATCCTCGTAATCCATATTCAGCTTCTAAGGCAGCTGGAGAACTAATTGTTAGAGCCGCAGGAGAGACACATGGATTAAATTATAACATTACTAGATGCTCAAATAATTATGGCATGCGTCAGCCTCCAAGGAATTTAATGCCAAAAATTATTACTTGTTTATTAAATAATCAAGAGATTCCCATTCATGGATCAGGAAAACAATATCGTGAGTGGCTTTATGTATTAGACCATTGTAATGCTGTAATGAAAGTTTTAGAAAATGGTAAAAATAAAGAAATTTATAATATTGGGTCAGGTTTAGAATTAACTAATCTACAAGTAGTTGAGACAATATCTAATATAATGAATATTGCTCCAAAAATTAAACATGTTAAAGATAGACCGGGACATGATTTTAGATACTCTGTTAATTGTGATAAAATAAAAGAAATTGGATGGTCTCCACATTTTATTAATTTTGATAATTGTATTAAAATGACTATTAGTTGGTATAAAGATAATTTGAATTTTTATAAATGAATTTTTTATTAATTGGAAATGGTGTTTGGGGAAAGAATTATATTTCTACATTTAATAAATCATATCCTCAACATAATTTAATTGTAGCTAATCGTTCTAATTGGAAATCATTAATAAATGAAAATCCTGATGGAGTAATTATAGCAACACCACCATCTTCTCACATAGAAATTGCCTCATATTCTTTAGAAAAAAATATAGCAACAATAATTGAAAAACCTTTAGCATTATCTTTATATGAAGCTAAAAATTTAAAACAATATTCTGCGACACCCATACTTGTTAATCATATTCATTTATTTTCATTAGGTTATGAGAGAATAAAAAAATATTGTTCTATTAATAATATTAATAATATTAATTCATGTAATATTGGACAATCATATCATGATGATTGTTCTCCTCTTTGGGATTATGGCGTCCATGAAATATCAATGATATTAGATCTTATTGGTGAAATGCCAAAATCAATAAAATTAAAAACTGATAATAATAAAATATTTTCATTAGATTTAGAATTTAAAAATTCTAAATCACATTCTTTTATAGGTTATGACCAATCTATGTCAAAACATAGGGTAATCAATGTTAATATTGATGGAATATATTTATCTTATGATGATTTACAAAGACCATTAAATCATATGACGCCATTAGAAAATGTTTTGCGCATATTTTTTAATGCTATTTTTTATAAAAAAAGTTTGGGCACAGAGGGATTTTATGATGAAAGAATGGGGCTATCTTTAAGTTTTAAAGTGCTAGAGGTATTAGATGAATGTGAAAAATATTTATCAAATAAAAATATATAAGCATAATATGTAATTATATTGGAGAGTTTTAATGACCTATTTTAATAATATTACCAAAAAAACACAAGGTAAAGATTTTAATTTTTATCAAAAAATAGCCGTTTCTAGTATTGTTTTTGGTGTAGGCACAGATTTACAACAACCAGATACAATTATTACATTTGCAAACTATGGATTAATATTAACTAATGAAACATCTGGACAAATAATAGAGGTTTCATTTAATGGTAATACAATTCATGGCGAATTAGATGGAACCGCCACCTCTACAACTAGAATTTTAAAATTTTTGGGTAGACAGGTTTCAATGATTTGGTTTAGAGTAAAATCTGGATCAGCTGGACCAATAAATGTAACAGTAACTGCTTGGTAAGTTATATAAAGTTATTATGAAGAAAGTAAGAAAGCTAATTAAAAATAAATGTGAAATAGCTGAATGTAATGTTACTGATCCAAATTTACTTCAACTGCATCATATAGTTGAGCAAACAAATATAAATTGTACTAATCATAATATGAATTTAGCCATTTTATGCGGAAATTGTCATTTATCTCTTCATTCTGGTAGCCTCAAAATAATTGGAGTATATCCATCAACTCAATTGCCAAATGGAAGAACATTAGTTTATGAAATAAATGGGAAACGCAATATTGACATAGATGATTCATATATAAAATTTAAAAATAAATCTATAAAAATTTAAGGAAAGAAAATGAGTAATTTTGAACTAGATCCAAATACAAAAATTAAAGTTGAATCAGAAAAAAAAACTAGACAAAAATTATTAGCTGATGCTAGGAAACAAGGTTGTGAAAAAGAAATGTTAATTCTTTTTAGTAAATATGATAAATTACTTCGTAATTGTTCAAATCAAAAAGAAAGAGAAGATATTGGTAAGCTTGGCGCAACGGAGATTTTTTTCTTATTAGGCGGCGGCGGCGAATTATATATTAATGGTGAATTAATAGTTAAAGATGATTAAAATGATAATAATTTATATATATCAAAATAAAATAAATAATAAAATTTATGTGGGGCAAACTAAGAATATTAATAAAAGAAAATCTCAACATAAGGCAAAAATTTTAAATAAAGAATACAGGCACCCACTTTATGATTCTATAAGAAAAAATGGTTTAGATAATTTTAATTTTTTAGAATTAGAGCAGATAGAAGATATTGATGCAGATAGCGCGGAACGATTTTGGATACAATTTTTTAGGAGTTGGGATAGAAATTTTGGCTACAATATTGAGCTAGGTGGATGTAAAAATAAAACTGTATCTGAAGAAACCAGAAAAAAAATTTCTAAAGCAAATAAAGGAAGGTGTCATAATTCAAAAGAGCATATGGATAGATTACACAAAGAAACGTCAAAAAGACGTTTAGGCACACATTTAAGCACAGAAACTAAAAATAAAATATCTAAAGCTCGTAAAGGATCAAAACATTCAGACAATTCACGACGAAAAATGTCCGAAACAAGAATTAAAAATGGAACGTTTGCCGGCAAAAATAATCCAAATTTTGGAAAAGTAGGAGAGTTAAATTCAAGCGCAAAATTAAATTGGGAAATTGTTAACAATATTAGAGAAGATTACAATCAAGGTCTCAAAGGCAAAAAGCTGATGGAAAAATATAGTATTAGTGAAACTAATATGTATAGAATAATTAAAAATAAAACTTGGAAAATTTAAAGTAATGAAAGAAGGCAAATTATGAGTGATAATAAATTGTATTATGGTGTTGTAATCTGGTTTGATAGCAAAAAAGGATTTGGATTTTTGGAATGGGAAATTGATGGAGTAAAACAGAAAGATATGTTCTGTCATTTTTCAGATATTGCGGCTGACGGCTTCAAAACTTTATATAAAGAACAAAAAATATCGTTTAACCTTGGAGTTAATAAAAAAGGCGACCCCAAAGCAACAAATATTTTAGTTTTAAAAAACTAATTATAGAGCCTGTAATTATTTTTTTAGAATTTGAATTATTTGAATAATAAGACTTAATAATCCTGTAAGAAATAATATTTGAATTTTGTATATATCTTTACTATTTTCTTCTGATATTTTTTTAATAATATCTACTGTCTCATTTAATGTTTCAACTTGTTTTAAAATTTCATCGTCTCTTATTTCTGATGCCTCTAATTCTTTAATAATTTCTTCATTTTGACTAGCAACTTCCATTTCAATTAAAATTGACTTTTTATTTACCTCTAAAACTATTTCAAGATCTCTTTTATTAAGAATATCAATTTTATCAGTCATAATTATTATTTCATTTTAAATTATTATTTAATGGATTTTTAGAATCAATTTGCTTATTCTGTCTTTTATCTTTTCTTTTTTTAATTTTTTCAATTACAACATCACATTTTTCATTTAAATCTTTATACTCTTCAACTATAGCTGGTGCAATATTAAATAGTATATTTGTTTCTATTTCTAATTCAAGCACACTATCAATTGCTGATTTTATTTTTAGACGTGACATCATTTATTTCCTTTTATTATAATCGGTTGCCTATCCATTTCGGCTAAATCTGCATTTTCTTCTGCAAATTTAGTATCATCAACTTGTAATTCTTCAAATTTTTCTTCTTTGATTTGATAAATCGAACGCTCTCTAGATGGAACCGCACCCCCAACACTTAATAATATTTTTTTCTTCTCTATTTTTGGTGCAACTTGACGAACAACTATCTTATCTCGTTTTTTAAATAATGACCCCGTTTCAGCAGATTTATATAATTGGTCTAATGTATAATAATAGTGTTTAGAATCCATCAAATTAACAGTGGTAAATGAGCGAATTGTTAGGTTTAAATCAGATAGGCTAACATCCATTTTTGATATATTTGTAACCCAAAATTCTTTACTATTCATAATATTAATGTAAAAAAAACACCAGATTTAGTGTTTAGATATTCATAAAATTAGCTATTGCTTATTATTTAATAGTTAATAATTAAGTATTAAGATTGAGGCATAATGGTTCAAACATTGTATTATTCTCCAGGGCAACAAGCCACAATAATATTAGAAATTATTTCTGATGGTTATCGTGCTAATCCACCAACACTACCTTTAATAAATAGAATAATTTATCCTGGGCTGACTTTGGCATCAGGATTCCCACAATATATGACCCAAATTGATACTGGATTGTATCGTTTTATATTTACTTTGCCAACAGGAGCAGCGTCTGTAGGGACTTATTTAGTTGATGGATATTATATTGATCCTAGTACATTAAGTACTATTAATGCTTTATATCAAGTAGTAGTTACTGCACCATTTGGAATCTATAGTGCAACAGTATAATATTGAGGAGATAAATTAATGGTCGGAATGCCTAAAAGTAGAGGTGAGCTTATTGGTCCCACAGATCAAGTAAATCTTACTGTCCAATTTAGAGATACTAATGGTAATCCAATAGATACGGATAGTATTCCTCAAATATCTATTTTACAACCATCATTATCTGTTCTTTTCCCACCTACTAGTGCTGGAGTTACAAGGATTGGTGTTGGATTATATTCATATACTTATACTGTTGGCATTAATGGTCCATTAGGCGTTTGGAATGATATTTGGATTGGATTTGTAAATGGGTTTAGAGTACAATCATCATTTAGCTTTGTAGTCTTAACAACTCAAGTTCCAGGAATTAATAGTGATGGTTATACAATGCTTGGGGATGATCCCGGCTTCAATTATAGCCAAACTTCTATTAAAAATATAAATAAACTTCTTAAAATATTAAGAGCAAGATTAAATAGCTCTGGAAAATCTAAATCTAAAGATAGTTTTGGAAATGCAATTTATGTTGATTGTGATATTTTTTCTGTAGATATGTTAGTTACATTCTTAGCTACAGCATTAATGGAGTTTAATCAAATTCCATATTTTACATCATTTCAATTTGATGATGATGCATTTATTAATCAATTTGGTGAGGTTTTAGTGGAATATGCAACGTTATATTCTTTAGCTTCTCAAGCTTTAATTGAAAGGGGTAGAGAGTTTCAATTAACAGATAATGGTTTAAATTTTAATCCACCAACAATTTCAGAATTACTTAATACTCAATATGGAACATTACTAAGTAATTATTGGGACAAGATCAAATACATAAAAAATTCATTAAGGCCCTCTCCATTAGGACTTGGAATCTTCTCCATGACTTCTAGCCTTAATCCGGCTATTAGAAGATTAAGGCACACCAGGGAAAGGCGCCTTATTTGATGATAACCACTCATCATTTGGAAATTTAGTCAAAAGATAATTAATACCAATATCTTTTTTTCTTTCAAAACAAGAAATATTATTTGAATATAAATATTTTATTATTTTATAAATATTTTTATACCCACCATAAGACATTATTCTTATAAATGGTGTCGGCAAATGATCATCTAATTTTGTCTTAGATATATTACATTTTTTAATCAAAATTTCTTGTAATGATTCTACAAATTTTGTGGGTCCAACAAAACATAAGTTTAAAAGTTTAATATTTTTATTTTTATAATGTGATTTTAAATATATACTACCATCACTATCAATTAATCCTAAAATATAACTTGAAAGATATTCATCTGGAATATTCGGGAAGTCCATGCCTAATGTTTTATTTGGTTTTACGCCATGTTTTTGTAAATCAAAATTTAATTTTGCATTACAAATATATAGTGAATGAGAAATTGAGTCTGAACCATCTTTCTTTTTTCTATTATGATAAAATTTTACCGGATGATTTGATTTTAAAAAATCTCTGAACCTATAAATATGTTTTTTATCTTTTTCTTGTAATGATAAAACGACTTCATTTCTTTCAGAAATACAACCATCACCAGTTAACATTCCTAACCAATAAGCGGTTTCATGCGAATCTATTTTTTCAAACGCATTTTCATTTAAATTATATATTTGATGACGATGCGAAACGTTTTTTATTTCAATATTATTATTTTTAAGCGCTTTATTAATTGTTTGTTTTGAACAATTAAATTTTTTAGCAATTTTTAATGTTGACTCTCCCAAGTTGTAAAATGATATTATTTCTTCAGTTTGATTTTTTGTAAAATTTATTTTATCCATATGACCATCTCCTATGTTATATGGGGTCATATGGATATATCAAAGAAAGAAAATTTAAATGAGTCATTGGAATCCAAATAATATAAATTGTATAAATTGTGATACTAGAATGTTTGATATTACTGAATTTGATGGCGAGTGGATTCATTGGTGTCCAGGATGTGGCACTTTATTAAAAGCTAATGAATTTGATCCAATAAGTGCATCAGATTGGAGAGTTCCAATTTTATCTGAAATGAATTTTAAACCAAGTAATTCTAATTCAAGAAGAGGATAATACCAATATTTTTATATATAAGCATGCCAAAACATGAAAAAATTCCATTAGAAAAGGTGAAGAAAATTCATCCTGAACAATTGCTTAAAATAATAAATAAAGCAAAGGAATATTTAAAAAATAATGAAACAATGCAAAATATCGCTAAAGAATATGGTTGCGATGTAAGTATTATTGATTTATTTCCAACAATGTTTGGTGATATCGATGTCAGCGCAAAAACTGATCATGGCGTTGTTATTTTAAATTATAAACTTTTATGTGACGGCGATTTCTTTAAAGATTATTCATATTTAATTCATGAATACACACATACATTCCAACAATGCTTTGGTGACAAGCCAACCAAAGGTGCTGATGAAGGTGATTATCTAAAAAACCCTTATGAAGAAGAAGGTTTCCAAAATCAAATTGAATATATTGCCGATGAATTTGGAGAAGACCATGCTGAAGATTATGTAGATAAACTATTAGATCATCATGATAAAGGCGGAAAAGAAAAAGAAAAATTGGAAGAAAAACTAATGGCTAAAGTTTAAAATAATTATATATGGCAATATTTTTTATATTATCATGGACAAGACAACTAAATTAATCAAATTTGCAGACCAAATATCTAATAAATACGCTCAAAATTTTAAAAATCTTGATCTTAATAGTGCATTAACCCAAATATCTGTTAATGTTTTATCATTAGCATTAAAAGCCCGAAATAGTGTCGCAGTAGTATCACTCGCACTTATACCATCAACAAATAATCAATATATTAAAATTATTACTAATAGAGCTTATAAAATTCAAAAATTGGTAACAGAGAATGACCCTCGAAATTTAAATATAGAAGTTAAAACATTTATTGAAGATATTAAAAATATAAAGCTTGAGAATGCAGAGCCACAGCTGAGTGAATTAGCACAGCTTTTCAATAAAGTAATGTCAACGCGTTGGGAATAAATTTACTATTTTATAATAGAATTAAAACCTCATATTTATATATTTATAAAAGTTATTTAATATATTGAATAAATTTACATATATAATATGTCGTACTATTTACTTCCACTTAAAGTTGGGACTGATTCTGCCACTTCTTGCGGAGATGGCTATCAAATCAATTTAAAATGGTTTAAAGCTTATCCTAATATTAAAACTAATAAAATTGCTTATAATATTTATTATTCTACAGATCAAGACACTGTATTTGGTGAGGGCGTAAAATTAGTATCAATAGACGATAGTACTAGCGTTAACATATTAGAATTAGACCCTGGACAAACTTATTTTTTTGCAGTAAGACCAGTGGAATATGATCCTAATTTATTTAACTATTCTCTTTTGCCAACAGTTTTTGATAAATTTAAATATCTTCCAAATAGTTTATTAAGAAATAATATTACAGCTACAGATCTCATTATTCCTTTATTAGATGTTGATGGGTTCCCAATGAGTGGTGTCGCCAAAATAGGCGCAGAACTTATTCACTATTATACTGTAGATACAATTAATAAAAATCTATTATTAGCAAATTTATCACAAAGAGGATACAATAATACTCAGCCAAGATTTCATAATGTTGATGGTTATGATGGCTATCATATACAAGATCCAAATGTAATATTTTTTGTTTTACAAGAAAGCAATATTTATGACAATATTGCCATTTGCCAATCAAGATTTGAATTTCCAAATAATTCTTTTACGCTTGTTGATGGTTATAAACAAGTTCTTACAGATATTTTAACAACAGATTTCTCTGGTAGTGATGCTTTTAATGAATCATTTCCATCATATGATTTTGCTGGATGGCATAGAACAGATCCAACATTATTACTTAATGGTGAATGTGTTGGAAGCTATATGGGCGGCTATATGTTTTGCGCTGATGGATATAATGGTGTTGGAAGGCAAGTAAGAGGATT